CAAGAAATGCAGGGCATTTGAACCGCACGCAGAAGGGTGTTACCCAGCGGAGCTTATAGAATGCAGGCGCCCTAATGAACCATTGGAGGTACAGAAGTATCGTAAAGAAATATGGGTGCCTAAAACGCTTCCTACATTCAACCGGATATTGTCAAGTCTTGGTAAAATAAGGCGCAGTTCCGATTGGTCAATTAAATATCCTGAGCTTGGAACGTTTACTAAAATACGAGAAGGTGAAAGTCTTGAAGATTATTGCGAAAAGAACTTCCCTTACTTCGAATCGGTCACTAACTGGATTTTTTCGGTTGTTTTAAAAAAGTATTTGACCGATTCCAATGGCGTAATATTGATAATGCCGCTTACAACCGATGTGCCGGAAACTGATTTCGTTCAGCCATACCCAATAATATTTGATTGTTGTGATGTAATTGAATTTGATGATCATGTTATTTTAAACAATCCCATTGGCTGTACATATGTCACAAAGAAAGGCGTAATTGAGAAGGGAAGGTCTTATTATTATGTAGACGATAATGTGATTATTACTTACAATCAGATTGACGGGAAAGGAACAATGAGTCCTGTTGATGTTTATGAGCATGGTCTAGGATTCCCGCCTTGTTTTAAAATGGGAGGTATTGTATGTGAAACAGAAGGCTATAAGTTTCTTTATGAAAGTAGGATATCAGGTATTTTGCCAGAGCTCGATGAAGCATTACGCGAATATAGCGACCTCCAGGCCGCTAAAGTACTTCACGTTTACCCTGAGCGTTGGGAATTTACACAACAGGAATGTTCTGTCTGTAAGGGTAGCGGCCAGCGTAGAAACCCTGCCTGGACAGATGGTTGTTCTCTGCCAACACAAATACCATGTGATAATTCCGGTTGCCATAATGGATATATCGCTTCAGGGCCTTACGCCAAATTATTAATTCGACCAGGCAATAATCTAGAAGGGGGTGGCCAAATTCCAAATCCTCCAGCCGGTTATGTGGAGAAAGACGTAGAGATTGTAAAGTTGATGGACAATAGCGTAAGACAACACATATATGATGGATTAGCTGCTATTAATTTTCAGGAATTAGCTGAGGTGCCTATGGAGCAATCGGGAATTGCTAAACAAGTTGATCGGGATGAGCAGAATAACACTATTCATGCGATAGCCGAAGACCTGGTAAAGATCATGGATAAATCATATAAGATAATGGCCTATTACCGGTATAAGAATTTATATCCCTTTGAAGAAATCGATAAAATGCTACCTCAAATACCGGTGCCAGAAAAATATGACTTGCTTTCTATTACCAATATGCAAACAGAACTTAATTCTGCGAAAACAGGTAAGACAAACCCTGTGATCGTGAATGCCATGGAAGTAGACTATGCAAGCAAACGTTTTAATACCAATGAATCTGTTAGAGATTTGGTTTCTCTTACGCTTAAACTTGATCCATTACCGAATATCAGCGAAGATGAAAAGATGGCCAGATTATCTAATAAGGGCATTTTGCCGGAAACGTATATTGTAAGCAGCAATATAAATGAGTTCGTGCAGCGGGCCTTGGATGAAGATCCAGGCTTTGCCGGTCAGCCTTTAAAAGATCAAAAAGTCAAGCTATTAACTTACGCACAAGAGATAATTGATAAGCTAGACACGGCAAAGAATATGATTGTTGACATAAACCAATCGGCACCGGCCGCATAACCCATGGCCGATTTCAACGACATACTAGAAAAAATAAATGAATCGATATCTAATATGAATAAGCGTATACCGTCTATTCAGAAAGATATCTATGATTCATTGCAAGAGGACCTGCGTAATTTGGATTTGCAGGATGGGAAAATAAAGGCCACGGTAAAAAATCTTTCACTGATCAATTCAATAAAAAACAAGTTCAACCGGATTATTTTAACACCTGAATATAAAGCTCAGGTGAAAGAGTTTGCCACATCATTCAATGAGATTACTGCCCTACAAAATGAATATTGGCGGGGGATAGAAAAACAATTCAAGCCTAAGCCATTATTACAGGCCATTAAAGAACATGCTATTTCTGATACCGTCTCCAAGCTCACAGAGGCAGGCATAGGCGCTAATATTGCCGAACCCATTGCTGATATTCTCCGTACCAATATAACAACTGGTGGCAGTTATAAAGATTTAACAGAACAATTACGTGAGAGCCTAGTAAACACGCAGACGCCAGGAACCATGGAGAAGTATGTGGGGCAGATTACTACCGATGCGGTCAATCAGTATAGCAATCAGTACACACAAATTGTATCTAATGATCTTGGTTCCGAATGGTTTAAATACGATAATACTGATATTCTTACTACACGCCCTTTCTGCGATGCGATGACCGACCGGCCTTATTTCCACATAAGTGAAGTGCCTGCGCTGCTGCGTGGTGAAGGATTAACCTATCTCAATAAAAAGACAGGGAAGCGAGAACCGGTTATGATTTATGAAAAAACCGGCTTACCTTCCGGAATGATACCAGGAACTGATGCAAGTAATTTCTTTATTCGGCGTGGCGGATACCGGTGCGGCCATAGTATTCGACCGGTGAATGAGCGCCAGGTGCCGCAGGCGGATAAAGATCGTGTATATGCAACATCAGCATACAAAGCCTGGAAGTCAGCTAATAGTTAATATGGCCTCAGATTTAATGCAGATTGAAATTATTTGGAAAGAAGTTCCCACTACATGTGCAGCCTGTATTGGTTGCAATGAAGTAATTTATGGTAAACAATATCAAATGTTTACTGTGATTGGCGGAAAAGAACAACCAAATGATGCGATTGTTTGCGGAAGTTGTTTTGAAGAAATTAAGAAGGAGGATTAGTCCCACCGGATTGGGGTGGTCTGATTTAAGCGATCAGATATTTCCACCCCAATCCGCCGGTAAGGCGGGCACCATAACCTAAGTGGCGGTTTCCCCAATCCCCTTACGCTTGCTTAAGGCGCTGCTCAATTGGAGTGAGGCAAAGATATAAAAAATTTAAAGGACAAGAGCCAGTGACTCTTTCACACGTTTATCTGCGACGACTTTAACGTCCTGTTCAGAATAACCATCAGTGGTATACAGCCTTATTTTTATAATCTCCTTTTGTTTAATTAATTCAGCGGATTCTTTACTAAGTGGAAAATAAATAGAAACGCCTTCGCTGTAGCTGCTACTTAATCCACCACCAGCACCACCTTTTTTTGATATTACATATTCAATATTCGATAACTTAATGACGGTATCCGCTGTTTTCAACATCAATACCTCCCCGTCCTTAATTGCAAACACGCTATTGCTAAGTGACATTATTCTTAAGTTGAAATAAAGATCATCATTCACCTTTTTAAAGGAAAATTTATAAGCGAAGCCATTCATTTTAAAAGGTTGGGCAAGATTTTCGACTGATGTTTCTTTCACCTTTTTACCAGTAAATTCATCAGTCTTATCGGTGATCAATTTCTGAGCGAAAGCGTTTGAGCAAATGAATAACAATAATGGTAATAATGGTTTCATTTTTCTGGGTTTGAACCCATTAAAATACAAATTTTCTCAAATATCAACTGTTATAATCCGGCCCTGGGGGATTGTTCGCTCACCCACAATCGAATATTGGCAATTATTTAACCCATCGTCAGCCTGCCTGGGGGCCTTAGCCTGCTCCATTTTGACCGGATCATACCCGGTAGGGTGATCTTTTGGGTGGGGGAGAGAAAGGTAACGGTGCTCCCGGGTAACAACTTGTAAGTCATTGGCCAGCACTGAGTAATAAAGGCTGTCATCTTCGCCACCCCAACCCGAAAACATATTGCTATACCCATTTACCTTTGTAAAATCTGCCCGGTTAAACGCTACAACCCCCCCAAAATATTTATCGTGTGGCATCTTCCATCCGAATTGACTGGCATGGGTGGCGAAATGGGTGGGATGCTCGGGATATGAGTAATCCATCCGGCCCTGTACCAGCATGTCCACATCATGAAATATGAAGTAATCTGCTTGCGTTTGTAGGGCGCCGATATTCTTAATCAACCCCCGGTTGAATGGTTTATGGATCGATTGCTCGATTACTAAGAATTCGGCTTTCGGGAGCCTGGGCCGGTAATGCTGTAGGAATTTGGCGAGGTGGGTGGCGCGGTTACGATATGGTATTATGATGGAAAGTTTATTCATACAGCCATTTATGTAGTTTATCAAAAACAGTTTGTGCTTCGCTTTCCCTTTTGAAGTACATTTTAATATCATTAGAGAAGCCAGCCACTAAA